TTGGAAGCCCAGGAAGCACATACACTGGATACATCCATAGAGGATTAAATCAAAAAAGAGATATACAATGGAGAATATTCGGGGAAGAAGAGCATCCACAAGATGGTCCGTACTCCTGGAATGGGTATGACAATAAGGATAGTTTAACAAAACAGTGGTGGAGAGAATGGAAGGAATCAAGAATATGAAAACAGCATTAGTATTTGGCGCAGGTGGGTTTATAGGAAGCCATATGGTAAAGCGTTTAAAGTCAGAAGGATACTGGGTTCGTGGTGTTGACTTAAAACATCCAGACTTTTCAGAAACACAGGCAGACGAGTTTATTGAAAGAGATTTGTCCGTATATGAAAATGTTGAAAAGGTTATTCAGTTTAAAGGATATCAAGGAAACTTCTACCATGAAATTCCTTATCGTTCTATAGATTCATTTGACGAGATTTACCAGTTTGCTGCAGATATGGGTGGTGCAGGATATATTTTTACTGGTTTGAACGATTCTCAGATTATGGAAAACTCTGCCTTAATAAACCTCAATCTTTTAAGAGCACAGTCTAGGCTTAATGAAAAATATGATATTAACAAGACTAAAATATTTTATTCAAGTTCTGCCTGCATGTATCCTGACTACAAGCAGTTAGATGTCAATAATCCTGGACTTAAAGAATCTGATGCATACCCTGCAGACCCTGACAGCGAGTATGGTTGGGAAAAACTCTTTAGTGAAAGAATGTTCTTGGCATTTAATAGAAACAATAAGATCCCAGTGGCCATTGCTAGATACCACAATATTTATGGACCAGAAGGAACCTGGGATGGTGGAAAAGAAAAAGCACCTGCTGCAATGTGTCGAAAAGTTATACAGGCAGATGGCTTTGTAGAAATTTGGGGGGATGGAGAACAAACCCGTTCATTCCTATACATAGATGAATGCATAGAGGCAACAAGAAGACTTATGCAATCAGATTTTACTGGTCCTGTTAATATAGGGTCTGAAGAGATGGTTACTATAAATCAACTGGTTGATATTGCTTGCAGTATTGAGGGCAAGGTTTTGAGCAAGATGCATATTCCTGGACCTTTGGGAGTTAGAGGAAGAAATTCTAATAATGATTTGGTAAGAGAAAGACTAGGTTGGGATTACTCAATGTCTCTTAAAGACGGAATTGAAAAAACCTACAACTGGATACTTCAGGAAACAAAAAAGAACCCCTCCTAAGAGGGGGCCTAATTTGAGATATTACTTAGGAAATTTAGCCATCCAGTATTTGGTTCTTGGAGTGATGCCCTTCCATGAGGACCAATCATCTCCACCATTTGTCATATAGTATGCAATCTCTGCATTCTTGACGGGATTGAATAACTCAGCGTTTGACTCAAGATCAAACTTGGTTCTACGATCAGGACCAAGGTTGTCGATCATATTAATTTGGAACATACCATAAGATGAGTCACCAGTCTTGTGGTTTCCGTTAAATGCTAATGGACGACCATTAGATTCCTTCTTGGCAACTGCCCAAGCCACAACAAGGTCTTTACCCTTGAAGCCAACTAGTGAAAGCAGTTCTTTTAGTTCTAGATCAGTCAGAGAAACCTTATTCTCAAAACTCTCTAGTTTTTTAGCCTTAGAAACCAAAAAAACCTCTTTCGAGGTGGTTTCCGATGTCTGAGCCTGTTCAAGGCTAAGATTGTTCTTTGTATCAAGACCTGAATCAGCATTTGCACCGTTCGACAAAACAGTTACTAATGCTACGATACTGAGTGTGCTAATGATCTCTTTGTTTCTTTCGATAAATTTAATCATAGTTTCCTCCTTAGAAAACAATAACACCCTGGTAGGTGTTACTACCAAGTATATCATGAGATTTTTCAAAAAGCAACTTTAGAGGGTGGTATAATAAAGATTATGGCTACAGGCGTATCATCTAATTATCCTACTATGAAGTATCCACTTGCTTCTGATCCCGTGAACGTACACGGTGATATAAAAGTCCTGGTAGACGCATTAAATAATATTCTTCCACCACTTGGAACGACAAGCGTATCTTCTACTGTAAGAAATGCAAGTTCGTCTGTTTCTATTCCAGCAGGAACTCCAGTTTATATTTCTGGAAGCGTTTCTCATGAAGGAAAGCAAAAGCCAACAGTAGAAAAATATAATCCCTTAAGTCCTAATCATAATCCAAACACCCCAATACTTGGTTTGACTCAGGCAGATATACTTCCTGCAAGTTCAACTGATGGAGATGGCGTTGTTGTGGTTTCTGGAATTATACAAATGAATACAACAGGCCTAGGAGTTTCTGGAACAAAAATTTATGTAGATGGAAGTGGAACATTAGTAAGTGGTCGTCCATCTTCTGGTCCCGCAAGATATATTGGAATAGTTGCAGTTCAAGCAACCAAACCTTTGGGTGGAATGATTATCGTTCAGACAAAGGGAAACGGTACTTGGGGAGCACTAAAAGACGGATTGTCGTGATATAATAACATTATGGCTACCTTTAGAAATCAACCCACAGATTCTTATGCACTTGGATCAGCCCCACCAGAAATTCGTTGGACAGTTGTCCGTGGAGATTCAGCATCATTTCGTGTTTATGTAACTAACGATGCAAGAGAGCCACTTCTTCTTGACGATTGGGAAGTTGCCATGGATGTTTATCGTCCTTCAACAGATGATGTTGTTTTATCTTTGTCCCCTGAGCCAATTGAGTTTCAAGATACAGAGGGAAGTTTTACTGTAAACCTTACATCCTCTCAATCAGAACTTCTTGAGACAGGAGACATCTTCGATATCCAACTCACAGAACTTCTATCAGAAGGCAGAGTTTGGACGGTAGCCAAAGGGTCAATGGTTATTATTGAAGATGTAACACAGTAATGCCAACAAACCTAACCCCACTATCACAAGAGTTTTATAGAACAACACACAGACTTGCTCATACACAAATTCAAGACCTTGATGTCAAAAGAATAAAGATCGATCACTTCCAGCCAAAGGCTAGAGTTGAAGAGGTTTTGCCATTTAGAGTTCAGTTTATAAACGTAAGTGTGTTTGGATATTCCAAAACTAACCCACCCCCAATCCCACTACAGATCATTGGCTATAGCAACTACATTCTCTAATAGTATTATTAAAAGGGGTGTTATAATTACCACATGGCTAAAGTATCAATTCCATCAGTTAAGGCTCTATTCCAAACAGGAGATAGACCTACTCAAGAAAACTATGAAGATTTAATCGACACCGCAACTGCTCAGTCAACAGACTTGGGCTCTTCAGGTAATAATGAAAATACAATCAATGGTATTGAGAACTTAACTGTTGTTGATAACTTTGACGCTACAGTTTGGCGTATGGTCAAGTATATTGTTTCAATATCAAAGACCTCTGCAGGGGACAATAAGTTCTATGCAACCGAACTAACAATTCTCGTTGACGGTACAAATGTAAATGTCAGCGAATACGGAACAATCGACAATGATGGGAATATTGGCACCATTAATGTCTCTCGCACTGGAAATACCGTGGCCTTAACAGTCACTCCAGATCCTGCGATCAAGCCAGTCACAGTTCGTTTTGCACGAATTGGACTTAAGGCATAACTAAGGAGATATAAAAAATGGCAACAGTAAATAAAGATTTTAAAATTAAGAGTGGACTTATCGTTGAGGGCCTACAAGGTACAATCAACAATAAGAGAATTCTTACAGAGGATGCAGGAGATCAATACATCCTGGACCTTATTGGTGGAGAAACACTAGTAAAGTCAGTTTCAAATGAATTTGATGTTTCAGCAGGTGGAGAACTTTCACTTGACCGTGTAGTAGTAGATGCTTATTACGATGCAGCAGGCGATGCAGCAGCAGCACAGGCTGCAGCAGAAGCAACTGCTTCAGCAGATGCAACATCTAAGGCTAACGCTGCACAGGCTGCAGCAGAGGCTACAGCATCAGCAGATGCAACATCTAAGGCTAACGCAGCCCAAGCAGCAGCAGAGGCTACAGCATCAGCAGATGCAACTTCAAAGGCTAACGCTGCACAGGCTGCAGCAGAAGCAACTGCTTCAGCAGATGCAACTTCAAAGGCT